GAGGAAGACGGCGGCGCACCTGTTGCAACTGTAGACCGAACGAACTGGATAGATGCCGCATTGGGTCGTTTCCACAGTGGGCGTATTCAATTACCTGCCGACACAAGTTTGGCATTCCGAGCGCACATGAAGAATGTTGTTCGGACCTACGAGAGAGACGAAACAAACAACCCCCGAGCCGTATACATAAGCACAAGCAACGAAGATCACTTTGTACATGCGTTGACGTATGCTGAAATAGCCCTACCTCTCGCGGCTGGTATTGTGACCGGACGAGACATTGGAACATTTCTATAAAGGGAGCAAAGGTAGATGACCTATAAAAGTTTTTCAGTTACTGAGACGCGCCATCCCCAATATTTTCACGATATGATATATTGGGAAAAGTGGCGGGAAGTGTACAACGGTGGGGAGACCTATGCCGAGTATTACCTGCGTAAATTCTCGGAGCGAGAGACTGATGAAGATTTCCGCAATCGGCGTGAGATCACACCTATCCAGCCTTATGCTAAAGCTGCCGTCAACGATGTGCGTAATGCCATCTTCCAACGGATGCGTGATATCATGCGTCGGGACGGCTCCAGAACTTACATGCAGGCAGTGGCAGGGGAAGAGGGGGGCGTCGACCGTAAGGGCAACACCATGAATGGTTTCCTTGGCATCGACGTGCTGACAGAGTTGTTGACGATGGGTAAGGTTGGTGTGTATGTGGACATGCCCAAACTATCTGGCGACACTATGGCAGACGTGGGCGACGCCCGCCCATACCTTTACTTGTACCAAGTTGAAGACATTCTTGCCTGGTCTGTCTCCCAGCCGGATGAACCCTGTCAATTCCAAGCTCTGTTGCTGCGAGATACTGGAATTGATTTCTCACAGCACGAAATCTACAACATCCAACTCCCTGTTGGGGAGTACGAACGATACAGATTGATCTGGGTCGACCCGGATACAGGTTTTGTCAACGTCCAATTTTACGACTCCGAGTCGAATACGATCAACCCCGACGGCTCCCCGTCTGACGGCGTCCCGATTGTATTGGGCTTGCGAAAGATTCCCTTTATTCTTTGTGACATTGGCGACAGCCTTTTGAAGGACGTATCCAACCACCAAGCAGCATTGCTAAATTTGGCCTCCAGCGACGTTGCCTACTCTCTAAAGGCGGGCTTTGCGTTCTACACCGAGCAGCAGGACGTGCGAGCAGTTGGCGACCACTTGAAACACGGTGTCAATCCGGACGGGTCAGCGATGGCTGGCGGTCAACGAGCTATTGGTAGGGAGATCACAGTCGGGGCTTCGCAGGGACGTATCTATGATTTGAAAGCTGAGCGGCCTGCCTTCATTCACCCATCGCCAGAACCATTGGAAGCCTCATTGAAGTTACAGGAGAAGCTTGAGGATGACATTCGTAAGCTGGTGAATTTGGCAGTCACCAACAAGATTGGTAAGCGGGCAACCTCGGCCGAAGCTCTTGCGATGAGTGACCAAGGTTTGGAGGCGGGTTTGTCTTTCATCGGTTTGGTGCTGGAAAACGCTGAGCGACAGGTAGCCCATCACTGGGCGGCTTACGAAGAACGCAATCCTGAGAACCGTAAGATTGCCACGATTAAGTATCCCGATCGCTACAGCCTTAAAAACGATTCAGACAGGATCAATGAAGCTGAGAAACTTTCCGACTTGATGTTTACAGTGCCGGGTCGAACTGTTAAGCAAGAACTGGCGAAGAACATTGTTGTGGCCTTGCTCGCAGGTAAAGTTGATGTAGAGACCTTGGATACCATCTATGCAGAGATTGACAAGGCCGATTACACAACCAGTGATCCCGACATCATCGTTCGAGCAGTGGAGTCAGGGCTTGCTAGCGAGAAAACGGGGTCGATGGCTTTAGGTTTCACAGAGGATGAATACCTCCAAGCTAGGGAGGATCACCTGAATCGAGCGTTGCGAGTTCTGAAGGCTCAGACGGCCGCAAGGGACGCATCAGAAGTTTCCAACCCAGCCGCACGAGGACTGGACGATCTCTCGGCCGACCCTCATACTGAAGGCAGTCAGGAGCGGGCCGAGGCTACTGATACCACATTGAAGGCCGACAGCAAGAAACCAGTCCGTGGCAAAGGCCGCGACACCAAATAGGAGAGAATCATGCTTCCAGTAAGTATAGGAAAACAGACTTATGCCGCCGTCCACACCGGGCAGGGTTCCGCCGGGGCTGCGGCGACCGCACTAACGGCCGACTCCTGGGACGTTCAATACGGCGTCTACATTCGTAACCACGACGGTGCCAATCCAATGTATGTCGGCTCTGTAGGCGTTACGACAGGGACGGGGTTTCGGATTGTGGCCGGGGAGTCTCTTTGGATTCCAATCGAATTTGCCAAGAATCTCTACGTCATTAGTGGCGGAGCAATTGCATACAGTTTCATGAGCGTCTAACAAGGATATAACTCATGTATACATATTACGGTACCGTGAACGAAGCAAATGCGTATTTCCAGAATAGGCTTCACGAAGAAGCTTGGTCTAATGCTTCGTCTGATGACCGTGTCAAGGCGTTGATTAAATCAGCACAAATCATTGATGCCTTGAACTTCAAAGGACATAAAGCGGCCGTGGATGCGTACTATGATGACGATGGCGTTCTTGATTCAGATTACGATGAGGAAGATTTGCGCGAAGCTTATCTGTCGCAGGAGTTGGAGTTCCCGCGAGGCACGGATACGGAAGTTCCCGATTCGATCTTGATCGCTAGTTGGGAAGTGACGCACGCCCTTTTGGACGGAGTCGATCCTGACCTTGAATTGGAAAACCTGGGAGTGGTCAGCCAGGGAATTGCCTCTGTCCGTACGACATACAATAGGAACCATACTCAGATCGAGCATCTGATGAATGGTATTCCTAGTGCCGCAGCGTGGAGATACCTACGCCCATTCTTGCGAGATGGAGACATGATTAAGTTTAGTAGGGTTGACTAACTATTGTTAGGGGAGTATGAGATGCGAGACGAGTTGAAGAAATTGATGGTGGCCCTTCCGATGTTTGCTTGTTACGAGGGTGAAGGTGACCCCTCGGGTGACCCCAGTGGTGATTCGAGCCCCGCCGATGAGTTCGCCGATCGTGCCAAGGCTGTGGCCGAGGAAGCCGAGGCTGCCAAAGAGGCCGCCGATGAGAAGGCTGCCGAAGCCCGCGAAGCCGCTGACGAAGCAAAGCGCCAGCAGGAAAAGGATTTCTCCCAGGCTGATTTGAATCGGTTCCTGGCCGATGATCGCCGGAAGCATAGCGAGAAGTACCAGAAGTTGGAAGCGAGCTTCAAGCAGATTCTTGATGATAAGAATCTACAAAAAGAGCAACGCGCCAAGATGGAATCAGAACTAGCTGACTTGCAGAAGTCGTTCCGTACCAAGGAACAGCAAGCCGAGTATGAGCGAAAACAAGAGCGAGAACGCTTCACGAGTGAGCTTGAATTGTCTCATGAGTCTGCCGAAAAGTGGGAAACCTTGTATAAGAGTTCGGTAGTTGACAGGTCACTTCAAGACGCAGCTATTTCTGAAGAAGCTTTCAACCCCACTCAAATTATGGGACTACTTCGTCCGTTGACCAAGATGCAGGAAGAGACGAGCGAGGAAGGCGAAAGTTTAGGAACGTATACACCTTTGATCGACTTCCCAGATATTGATGAGACAACTGGGGAACAAGTCGTGAGTTTGCGAACCCCCGCCCAAGCTGTGCAACGGATGAAAGAACTGCCGCATCTTTACGGCAATCTCTTCCGTCCTAATGTTGTCAGTGGTGTTGGGTCTGGTTCCGCGACCGGCGGCGTACAGTCGGGTGATGGCGGACGTGTCGATTCTATGAAACTCTCTGATGAGCAGTATCGTAAAATGCGCAAGGAAAACCCTGAAGCCCTGGGCCTTAAACGACGTGTCTAAAGAAGGGGGGCCAATTTGTTCGATTGCCCGTTGTGCGGGCGACGAAATTGTTTCTTCGCCCTAACAGAAGGGCTAAACTTTAAGTAGGAGAAAGAGTAATGAATCTGCTCTATAGCAATCCTGTCCTGGCGTGCTATGCCAACGACAATGATGCGCTGATTCCCGAATTGTGGGCGCGAGAAGGACTGGCCATTCTCGAGGAGAATATGGTCATGGCCCGCCTCGTCCATCGTGATTTCAGCAACGAAATCGCCAACTTTGGCGACGTGGTAAACACTCGTCGACCGGGCACGTTTCTCGCTAAGCGAAAGACGGACACGGATGACGTCGTCAGCCAAGACGCCGTCGCGACCAATGTGCAGGTCCCGCTGGATCAGCATGTGTACGTGACTTTCACCATCAAGGACGGTGAGTCCAGCAAGTCCTTCCAGGATTTGGTCGAAATGTATCTCCAACCGGGTGCCCAGGAAATGGCCAGTGCTGTTGACCGCATCCTTTGTGGCCAGGCACACCAGTTCCTCGCCAATCGGGTCGGAAACCTGATGGAGATGACCGACTCCAATGCGAAGAACTATATGCTGTCTGCTCGTCAGAAGATGAACGAGAACAAGGCGTATCCACAGGATCGCAACCTTGTCCTCTCTCCCCAGTCGGAAACCGACCTGTTGGCCACGGAACTGTTCATCAGCGCTGAGAAGCGTGGCGATGACGGCACCGCCCTCCGGGACGCGAGCCTTGGTAGGGTTCTCGGTTTTGATACCTACATGGATCAAAACGTCGGTGGTCTCACGAAGGCTTCGACGGACTACGTCGATGGTGAGATGCAAGAAGCTGAGCCTGTAAATGAGACCACGCTTAATGTGTCGATCCTCGCCTACGTCGCCCTTGCTGGCGAGTATGTTTGGATCGCTGGCGAAGGTAAGCCGCATGTCGTTTCGTCCGAAACGGACGACGGCACCAACACCTCGGCCATCGTTTTGGTCTCCGGCCTCGAAGCCGCTACCTCAGCCAACGCTGTGGCCACGGTTTGGAAGGCTTGTCAAGTTGATAATGCTGCTGGATACGCCGCTGGCTATTCTAAGGGCATTCGCATTGAAAAGCAGGGTGGTTCTGGCGTGTTTGTCGAGCCACAGGTTGGGCAAATCCTCGCGTTTGGGCTCGGCGCTAGCCGCCACGTCTATACGGTGATTGCCGTTGAAACCGACCCTGTCGATGCCAACGATGCGATTGTGTGGCTCGATCGTCCTCTGACGACCGCTGTCATTGACAACCAGGACGCCTTCCCCGGGCCGTCTGGTTCGTTTAACATGGCGTTCCACCGGAATGCCATTGCCCTCGTTTCTCGTCCCTTGGCGATGCCGAACAGCGCCCATGGTGTTAGCTCGGCCGTTGGTAGCTACAATGACGTTACCATGCGAGTTTCGATGCAGTACAACATCACCAGTCAAGGTACCATCGTTACGCTCGACCTGCTCTGCGGTGTCGCGTTGCTCGATGCAAACCTCGGTTGCCTGATGCTTGGTTAATTGTTGATCCTAACTGGGCGGGCTTTCCCGCCCGCCCAGTTTTTACAACTTCGGGAGCGCACTATGGGTACTGATATACTAGCTAATCTGATCGCAAATTTCGGTCCACTTGTTGGTATCGTACTGTTTTTTATCTGGCGCGACTGGAAACGAGAGGACGCGCTTTCCACCAGGGTCGAAAAACTGGAAGATTACCAGCGGGACACACTTGTCAACATGGTTGAACGTTCGACGACTGCACTATCGCAAAACGCCGAATGTCTTAGTTGGGTAGCCCGTGTCATGGAACGACTTTGTAGCCGTTGTCCGTTTGTTGAACTAAACGAAACACCTGAAGGTGTCAAAAATGTTAACCGGCGCTAATCGCAGTATGAACAGGTTTATTCGCAAGACCCTGTACAGCCTGAAGAGGCAGTATGGTGGTAGGGTGGATATTTACAAACTTGTCACCACTGCGACTGACTATGGGACGGGCGTGAAGTCATACACCCGTACAATGGTGACGGTGCCAAAGTGTATCATCCTCCCTGTAAAAGTCCAAAGGGAGGCAGTGCAATCAATCTCCATTATCTCTGCGAACAAGTCGTTCGTGTATGGAGGATCATTCGACGCGGGAACACGGACGTTCATCGTGGATGCTCGGGACTTGCCAGATGCTTATGAAATCCAGAACGATGACTGGTTTGTATACAATGGTCGTCGTTATGATCTTAAAAACATCTCGGAGTTCGAGCAACATACTGGATGGATCATGGTAGGTAGAGAAGTCAAAGGTGTAAGGCCAGAACAAATCTTCCACATGCGGGTCGATAGCTGGCTTGAAATGAATCATGTAGTGGGGCAATCATAATGGATGCGAATCTAGCCCGATGGATACAAGCATCGCTTGCCGTGTACTTTCAGACGGTCGCCAGCAGTTTGAGTCTTACGTTCTTCGTTGAAGGTGTCGACGAGCGCGAAGCTGATACTATGCAGGAGGAGCACTGTGAGTTGCGGATTAACGGGCCTTTCATCCGTGAAATTAGCCGCGGCTACTGGCGAGTGCATGTGGACATAAACATCCTCTTAACAGATTACATGAAAATGTCCACAGAGGATGCTTACGACATCAATCGTTGGGGAGGCACTTTTCTTGTCTCTTACACGGAGAACATTCCCATCTTTCGATTAGGGAGTGGGGTCGACGATGATGGTACTTTAGTTGGTTGCCTAACCCAACGGACGGGTTTCAGTGAGCCAGCGCGTTTGATCCACTTTGGTCAAGTTAGCCGTGAAGATAGAATACGGCAGGCCGTCGTGGATGGTCGATTTGAAATGTATCTTTCGATGTGATTTCATGTGGTATCTTTATACAATTACTAATTCGATAAATGCCAAGCAGTATGTTGGAATTACTGTCAATGTTGGTCGCCGTTGGATTGAACATAAATCAGGCCACGGTTCAAAACTTGTTTGGCAAGCAATTGGAAAGTATGGTATAGAGAGCTTAGTCTTTGATGTAATGTGTGAAGGCTGTGAAAAGGATATCAAACAACTTGAAATCCTCCTCATTAAGCATTTGAATACAAAAGCACCTAATGGCTATAATCTTACAGCTGGTGGTGAAGGGACCGTAGGCTGTAAACCTTCAAAATTGACTCGAAAGAAAATGAGCGAATCTCGTAAAGGTTCAGGGAATGGTATGTACGGTAAAAAGCATACCAAAGAGACGAAAGAGAAAATTAAGGCCAAGGCAAAGGGACGCTTTAACCCTACACGAGCAAGATTGAATAAGGCATATTGTGGAGCCAATAATCCACGAGCACGTAAAGTGCAAGTTGATGGGACGCAGTACCATTGTATACAAGATGCTGCTAAGGCGCTTGGAATGAAAGCCAGTACACTGCGAATGCGATTTTCTCGGTACAAGAAATCAGGTAACTGGCCCATTGGATGGGGATACATGTAACCCCCTTTACTCACTTAACAAAAAAGGAGGCCAGCTATGGCCAGAATTGAGCTTCGTGATGCTACTATCCGTATGAAGGATGGTCTCAGTGGGTCCGCTATCATCGAGGAGACTACTCCCAGTGCAACGGATACCGATGCCGATATCAATACCGTAAATACCAATGCCACTATCAGTACGAAGGTACCGATCGGGGCTCGCTTTACGGTGAACACGGCGAACAACGTAACCACGTATACGGTAACTGGCCGTACGCTTAATGTGAATGACACTAACAACATCGAGTTCAGCCCTGCGTGGGGCACCAACACCCCTTCCGCAGCCGATGTTATCACCTTCCTGCCACAACGGATTGATGTGACGATTGGTGAGGGTAACTTGACTTGGACCGAGGCTAAGGAGTATGAGTATCTCCTGGACCGAGGCGATTTGGACACCGTGAAGGAAGGCGATGAGCAACCTCTTGAGGTTTCTCTTGAATTCGTCTTTGACTTCGTAGCTACCGGAACCGGCGAAACGGTTACGCCCGTTGATGCTGTCAAGGGCTCTGGCGGGGCAGCCGAATGGGTGTCTAGCTCGTCTGACCTTTGTGAACCTTACGCAGTCGATATGCAGATTCTCCATTGCGTCCCGTGCGGCACTGCCGAGGACGAGGACATTATCTTCCCGGACTTCCGTTTTGAAAGTCTGGAGTACGACCTCTCTGAAGCGACGATTTCCGTGTCGGGTCGTTGTAACGTAAGCGAGGCCGTCCCCCAAAGGAGTGACAACGCTGAGTGTGCGTAAACTGATAGAATAGTGGGGCGGCAGCCCCGCCCCACTATTTTCACTTTTCACTTTTCACTGTTTCGATGAGGGAGAATGTAATGAAGATCGGTGGACGAGATGTATCTGGACCCAACGAGGAAGTTCTTGTGCTTCCCAGGTTAGAGGGTGACATTGTCATCAAGGCTCGCGCAGTTGCTGACATGGGCGTGTTTGAGAAGCTCGTGCCAGAACCGAAGGCCCCAGGAATTCTTACTAAGGACGGTTGGATTCCTCAGTCCGAGGATGAGACGTATGTGGCCAGTCTCACACGCTACAATGAGCAGCGGTTTGCTTACATGGCCATCTACTCGCTCGCACCAAGTAACATTGAGTGGGAGGAAGTTAACCTTGAAAATCCAAAGACTTGGATTAAGTGGAGTGATGAGCTTAAAGCGGCTGGCCTCTCCTCAGTAGAGGTGAACCGAATCGTAGTTTGTATCATGCAGGCAAATTCCCTGGACGAAGGCAAGCTGAAGACCGCACGTGAGCTTTTTCTACATGGGCTGGAGGTGGAACGAAAAAGCTCCTCTGGCCTCCAAACCGCACCGCAAAATTCGCAATCTGGCGAGCCTGCGAGCGATTCGGAATCAGACCCCCAGGCGTAAAGGATTGTTGGGACGATTGCGACATCGTTACTCAGCATGGCCTGATTGGCTACAATCAAACCTGTGAACATGTTGAGTTAGAGGAGAAGATTAACTTGGCTGGAGGTGGTAAGTCCTCCTCCAAACCAAAAGGGCGAATGCCAGCACGAAAGCGCCGCTAATGAGATGGACCCACAAGTTCACGGCTTTGCAACTCGATATCGCGGCTTACCGCATGCGGTTGGCTCGTGACATGTCGGACTGGACAAAGCAAGCGGCACGCGACTGGTTAGTAGCAACGGTTATTGCTGTAATTCCCACATGGTCAAAAGCTTCTCGGGCCACTTTTCAAAAGCTGGCCCGGGAGGTGGGATTTACGGTTCCTTATGGCCCCAAGCTGAGCCGGAAAGATCGCGCGAGCCTCGGGGAGTCAACCAGTACAGGGAGTGGACTAAAATTTGACATTGCCAACCAGCGCTGGCATTTTAGGTACGAGAGTAGCCTGCGATACCTTGCCTACAACGAGTACAATCGAGTTGTCTACGGATCGGCTCCGAATGTATTCTCCAAGAAAGGGTTACGCAACCCTACCCCTTATGGTTTTCAGGAAAAGGGACAAGTGGCGTTTGAACAGTTCGCCAGCTTCACAGTGCTTCCCAATCCATACAAGTTCTTGAGGAAGGTTAAGGTAGGCTAATGCCCACGGAAATCACTCAACAGTTAGGTTTTGACGCTTCACAAGCTATCACGGCTTTGGAGGCCTTGCAACGAGAGTTGCGCGGCTTCCAAACGTCGTTGCAAGCTGTCAGCGCAGACCTTGATGCTTTTAATACGAAAGCGGCTCCGGCCGTCAGTACCATGGCCGCCCTCAGAGGCGCGGTCGGCCCCGCTAAAGCTGCAATGACTGGCTTGGGCGCTGCACCCCTAGCCCTGGCCAATAATCTCAATGTTGCCAGAGATTCGATCGGTAGTTTCCAGACATCAAGTACGCAAACCTTGGGCACGACTCAGCATCTTGCTGGAGCCTTCGGAGATGTGTCAACGGCCGCAGAAACTACATCCAAGAAGGTGAAAAATACTGGTGAGGTTTTCACCAAAACTAAGGAAAAGGCGAAGAATGCTGCGTCCGGCATAACACTGTCGTGGAAAACTGTGGCCCGCATTGTTGCGGCGCAGGTTGTGGTACGTAGTTTAGGGGCGGTGACGCAGGCTTTTCGTGAATCTCAGATGGCTGCGAAGGAATTCTCGCTCGCCACCTCTGAAGCTTTCACGATTTCTACAGGTGCCCTGGGCTCCATGGACAGAATGAGCGCGTCGGTTCTCGAACTGGCTAACAATATTGGCCTCACCGCCGACGAGGTTGCCGAAGGCGTGTACCAAACACTGTCTAACCAGGTCGTCGAGGCGGCTGACTCGCTGCGATTCGCCGAGTCGGCATCGAAGTTGTCTATTGCCACTAATACCGATTTGAAGACAGCCGTTAATGCCTTGTCGTCTGTGATGAACAGTTATGGGCTTGAAGTGGCTGAGACAGACGCGGTTGCTAACACGCTTTTCAAAACTATTGAGTTTGGACGTTTGCGTCTTGATGAGTTTGGCGACGTGCTTGGTCGTGTTTCACCTTTGACCGCCGAGCTAGGCATTAGCTACCAAGAACTGGCTGGAGCCATCGCGGCACTCACTCAGAAGGGTGTTCCAGCGCATACTGCTATCACACAGCTTACACAGGTTTCACAGAAACTTCTCAAGCCCACCGCAGGGCTGCAAGCTTTGTACGAGGAGTGGATGGGCCCTGGTGGCACAGGACCAGAAGCTATCCGACGCTTCGGAGGGATGACCGGCGTACTCCTGAAGATGAAAGATGCCACCGCTGGAAACGATGCGGAATTTGCTAAGTTGCTGGGTCGAGTTCGATCCATCGTGGGTGCTCTTAACTTGACGTCCGATTCGGCCAGCGCCGTGACGGAAATCATGGGGAACATGGAAGAGGACGTAGGCGCGTTGGCGCGAGCTTTCGAGGCAATGGAACGATCCATTGGTCGTCGAACCGTGGCGGCCTGGGCAGAACTTGGCAACCTCATGGTGTCGTTGGGTACACAAATCTTGCAAGTCACCACACCGCTGGTCGAATGGGGTGTGAAATTTGCTAAGGTGATTAACCCCATCCCATTCCTTCTGGCCGCCATGGCTGGTGGAGCCTACAGCTTTGCAGTGGCCGCCGCGACAGCCACCGGAACCACCCTAACTTGGGCCACCGCAGTTGCCGCCTTGAATACAGCTATGGCCTTCTCAATCCCCATACTGTTAGCAATGGGCGCCGCCGCCGCTGGCATGGCAATTGGGAAATTTATTGGCAGTCAGATTAACAAAGCTATCACCGAACTGGAACGCTTTGAAGCCAAAGAAGCTAAGCGTAACGCTGAACTGGAGAAGTTGCAGCAAGAGCGGATCGCGAATAGGAAAAAGGAGTTCGCGGAACTGAATAAGGCTGCTGGAGAATATTTCAGCGAACTAACTCAGCAATATCAAAAGGATTTCCAACAAGCGGCGTCAGCTAGTAAGTCCATTGAAAATGTGCTCAAGGAATCGTTGCAGAATATCGCAAGTCAGCGGGAGAAGTCTTTCAAGAAGATTCGGGATGCCATCCTTGATACCGACGACGAGATCAAGAAGTCTGCTGAAGTGGCCAAGAAGACGCAGCAGTCGATCATAGATGCCAATATCAAAGCGTCCGAACGTGGACTTTCGGAGCGCAGTAAGATTATCCGCGAACTGAGCCGACTCGAAAAAGAGGCCGCCATCGCTAGTAAGGGGTACGTGGACGCCGGCGTAGACGCCGAAGCGCTCGCCTCCACACGTAAGAAATCCTACATCGTCGAGGAGAAATTGCTGCGTGCTTTGAGTTCGGCTGAGAATTTGAAGCAGATCGGTTTAGCCTCGAAGGTAGAGAAGTCCTTGGCGAAGGTCCGGGCCGACCGTATTCGAGGCGAGACCACTTTTGGATTAAAGCGAAAGGACCTTCAAGATGTGGCTCATCGCGCCGCATTGAGGAATCTCGAACAACAAGAGGTGAAGCTGCAAGAACTGCTGAAGTCTCAGGTCAAAACTCTAAATACGGTTAAGGACACTGAGGCGAAATCTAGTGCGGAGCGAGAGAAGGACGCTGCCAATCTACTTGAGATTGAGAAGCAGATTGCTGAAGTTCGCACGAGCATTGAAGACTCTAGGCTTGTTAAGGAGTTGGGTCTTGTTGATGAATTCCAGGCCGCAGGTGATAGACTGGAAGAAGTCATAGCCGGAGCCAAAGTCGATTGGACCCGAGTCATCAATGATTTTCAAGCCCAGCTTGAGGAACGCCAACTCACCGTTAAAGTGAAGATTGACCTTGCTGGCTCCCTCATCGCAGAGCAGATTGAGGCGACATTTGGTCCCATCAATGAACTTGGCGGTCAGGGTATGTTGCAAAGTAGGCTGGTGGAACAGGCGCAGGAGAATATTGAGGTTTGGGACGCAGCCAACACTGAGATTGTGACATCAACCAATACCGCTATGCGAAATGTTGAGCGTAGTCTTGCCAGTCTCGATCCTAGTAAGTTTCACACCAGACTGAATGAGATTACCACTAAAGCTAGTACAGCTTGGAGTAAATTTCTAACAATCTTCAAGCCGGGAGACGTTCAGGCTAACCTAGCGGCTATCGAGGACCAGGCGCCCGCTATTGAGAAGTGGCGAAAAAGCCTGAGAGCTGCCGCGATTGAGATTAGGAAATCCATCAGGGGCCAGAAGCCTTTAGACGATTCTATCAAGAAAACGATCGCGTCATTGGAGCAGGAGGCTGAGCAATGGTACGAGAATGGCGATATCTCTGTCAGCCAGCGTAATCGAATGTGGAGAGCTTTCAAACCCATGATAACCCTCGTCTCGGAGCTAAATGATGTTCTTTTAGCTACTTCAGAACTAGACGCGATGGGTCTGACCGCGGAGACCGTTGCGGAATCAGTAAAGCTTCTCGAACAGACTGAGGAGCTTGCGGCACAAAGAAGCAAAAACCTGGAGGCTCAGAAAGCGGAGCTTAAAAAAGCGGGAGAAATCACAAACGAGCTTGGCGAAGGTGTAGCCGCAGAGAAGGGCATGCCCGAAGCGGTGGGCGCAGGCACAACCGCATTGGGCGTCCAGCTTGGTGTGGCCAAGGAACTTAACCTGGTTCTGAAGGATAATGCGATGGTCACAGCCCGGCAAGAGGCGGGAGCCGCCCCTGGCGCGGGCGTGGCCCCGGCCGGTGGTGCAGTTCCGAGTGTGGCGCCTGCGGTTGACCGTAGCCAGGAAGCCGCCCAGGCCACCGAGGAGTTGAAAACTCAAGTAGACCAGGTGAACATCAGTGCCGGGCAGACGGGGATGATAATCAACGGGATCAAAGTTCCTATGAAGGCTGTTGCTGAGCCCGCGATGATTATCAACGAGAGCTTCAAAGGTGCTGAGGCGGCCGTGAAGGGTACTGGAGAGGCTTTGCCAACCGTTATTGAAGGGACTGGTGAGGCGGCGAGGGTAATGATCGAACTAAAGGATAACGTCAAAGCAACGGATTCGGCGATGATAGACACGGGAAACTCTGTCGTCGTAGTCAACGAAATGCTTGGAACTGGTGTCGTGGTGGCGGGGCAGATGGCGACCGCTATGGACGGGGCCGCGCAATCTGCAAGAGCCGCAGCTTCAGCATGTGCCGCAGCTTCACGCTCCTGTGCCGGTGGAAGCATCAATGCTCACACCGGAGGTCGCTTCTTTGCCGCTGGCGGGCGTGGAACGGACACTGTGCCAGCGATGTTGACGCCCGGAGAGTTTATTGTCAACAAGCGATCAGCGGGCAAGTTTTTCCCACAATTGCAAGCAATGAATGCAGGTATGACTCCTAACTTCCGAGGCGATGGCGGGGAGATTACCAATGTTGGTGACATAAACGTAACGGTAACTGACGGTGGCGAGAGCCACGCACAGACGGCTCGTCAAATTGCCGTCGGCTTGCGGCGTGAACTCCGCAGGAAAACAATTCGACTCAGGTAACAAAAAGTGGTCCAGTGTAGTTCGGGCTGCGGAATCCGGCGGGCTTCCGCTTAATACCCAACACTGGGGTTTAAGGTTTAGCCCGCACGTAAGAATTGGAGAAGAGATAATGAAAACTGAAAAGCGAGCTTCTGGTCGCCAATCGCTTCCGTTGCGCGGCTTCTATTTCATCGAGCACCGAAACGAAGCTGGAAAGCTTATCGGTCTCTACCGCGTACCCAATGGTATCGTTGACCAAGGGATGAATGATTTGTTGGATGTGTCGTTTGGTAACGATACGCAACACGCCCTTTGGTACATTGGTCTAATTGACAACTCTGGATATTCTGCTGTGGCGGATGCCGACACACTGGCGTCACACGCTGGATGGTCTGAAAACACGGACTACACAGGAAACCGCAAGAACTGGGCTGTTGGCGCGGCAGCGACACGGTCGATTTCAAATGGGACGACGGCTGATTTCGCGATCAACGCCACCGCCACTCTCCGTGGTATTTTTGTCACGGACCAAGAGACTGGCACGACTGGAATTCTATGGTCCACTGCTTTGTTCAGCTCCACCGTTTCAGTTCAGAATGGGGACACGCTGAAGATTACCTATACGGTGAGCGGCTAAGTTTCTCCCTCGGTTAGCCTTGATGCGGGAAGGACTCCCGCACCGAGGCTTCTTTCAAAAGGTGATTGTTATGCTACTTTGGATTGATGGTTTTGAAGGCTACGGTTCCTCAATTGGTGGTGCCCCTTCGCCGACTGGCATCGTCGAACGTAAATACCCAACCTTCTCAGGCACACAATACTTCGATATTGAAACCGGCAGGTATGGTGATTACTGCATGGAGGTCACGGACTATTTGTACTACATCCAGACACCACACCTTACAACCGACGACACAATGATTGTAGGCGTTGCATTCTGGACGAACCTTGTCCCCGCCTCTCTCAGAGAGTTCCTCTGGCTCTACGAGGGCGTCAATAAGGGTATCAATCTCAGGTTGAATTCTGATGGCACAATTGCTGTCTATAACAATGTCACCTTGCTTGATACCAGCATGAATCAACTGACTGCGTCCACATGGTACTACTTGGAGTTGAAAGTAGTGACACATAACTCTGCTGGTACTTATGAGGTCAGGATCAATGGTGCCGACTGGGTCTCAGGAACGGGCGCTGATACTCAACCAGCATCAAATGCTTATCACACCGCAGTACGACTAGGCGCGGTATTTGGCGGGCAGTCCCGTTACGATGACTTGTATGTTCTCGACAGTACAGGGTCGGCCAACAACGCTTTCAAAGGAAACCGGCAGGTATTAGCTTACCGACCCGATGGCAACGGGGATACTAACGACTGGACACCTCTTAGTGGCAACAACTACGAAATGGTCGACGAGGTTCAAGAGGACGCCGATACCTCTTATAACGAGACTAACACGCCGAACGACATTGATCTCTATGATGTTGAAGACGCTACTGGGTTGACCACAATTGACGGCCTCATGGTGTCCACAAGCGTACGTGTCACATCTGGTAGCCTAGACATGAAAACGCTGATTAAGTCTGCCAGCACAACGGAAGAAGATGCTGCCGAGACGATCACGGATACGAGTTATGCTACTAAGGTGTATGTCTCGGAAGAGGACCCCAATACCTCGAACGCATGGACGCAGTCTGGTTTGAATGCGGCGCAATTCGGCATCAAGGCCGAGTAACAAGTTAAGCACGAGGGAGAATCATGGGTTTCAAACCGATCATCATTGATACGGGTTTCTTGGGTCAACTGCCCCAAGATGGCACGCTGACAATCAATGGCAGCATTGATGGTGTCGATTACATTGATTTCAACACCGCCTTCGCGGGTGGCCACGCCGAAGGGCGACTTCACTGGGGCACGGATGATGGCACACTTGAATGTGATATGCTTGGAGGCAATGTAAAACTGCAAATCGGTCAAGAGCATGTCGTTCGAGTTCGGAATGTGTCAGGTACCACAATTGTCGTTGGATCGGCCGTGTATGTCACAGGTGCCCAATCTAATCGACCAACCATCGCATTGGCCGACGCATCAAGTTACCTAACCGCCGACGTCATTGGCCTGGCGACCGAGAACATCAATACCAGCAATAATGGCTACGTGACGACTTCTGGACTTGTCCGTGGCCTTAACACCAACACCTTCAATGAAGGTGATTTACTTTGGCTGAGTGCCACGACGCCCGGCGGCTTCACAGCCACTATGCCCGATGCACCATCCTCTAGGGTCACAATTGGGTTTGTTACCCGGAAACATGTCGACGAAGGCATCATCGCAACCAATCCCGTTATTACCCCCCGCTATGAGGATGCTTCCGGTGTAAAAGCTGAAGCAAATGGCGACGGGGATTTTCTTCGTTGGGACGCTGCCAATTCTTGGTGGGACCGGCAGGGCGACTCCTCCATTGACCACGGCTCTATCTCAGGGCTTACCGACAATGACCACCCCCAGTACCCAACAAAAACCGGCTGGGCTGCCAACTATGCGCCCGCAGGTCTGACCGACATTACTGTAAATAGTGGCGCACGAACGCTTACCATCTCACCTACAGGAGCCTCATTTGAGTTTTGGGTAGAAGGTGTCAAATACATTAAGACCACCCCTCAAACGGTAGGCTTCGATGATACTGAAGGGCTCTGGTTCTTCTATTTCGATAACACCGGCACCCTTGTCTCGACTCAAACTGCTTGGATTCTTTATGAATATACCTGGGCAGGTGTTGGTATTATCTACTGGGATGCTACTAATAAGGTTAATTTGTGGCTCGGTCCTGAGTACCATTCGTATTCAATGAATGCAGCGACACATCATTATCTCCACTACATGTTCGGAGCCCGCTGGGAATCTGGACTCGGAGTCGCGATCAATGGTGATTACCTTGACGTAGGTGAGGGCAGAATCCATGACGAAGATATCGAGATTCAGATTACGGATGGTGCTGGCGGCGGTCTCTGGGAACAGGTACTCACACCTGCTGAGATGCCGATCTTCTATCGCAGCGGTGCCACTGTCTGGCGAGCGTTGGCAGCGACGACAACGCCTGTGTACCTCTCGGCAAATATCCCACAGGTGAATACAGATGGTGGCGGTCCTAACTGGGGTTGGACACCTGTTGGCATTAACAAGTTTTTCGTATACTGGGTCCTTGCCTCAAATGACCAAGACGCTCCCATGATTTTGATCCCAGGTCAGGAGGTAGGAGACACCCTAACTGACGCTCGGGACGGTAATAAGATATCTGATATGAATTTTGGCGACCTACCGGTAGCTGAAACGAAAGTTGTCGCACGGGTCATTATGCAACGGGTGGTAGCATCACCATACTACAATCTCATTGAGGTCGACGACTACCGCCAAGTAGTTGACGAGCCCGCGGGTGGCGGGTCGCTAATAGGCGATCACGGTAATCTCACAGGTCTCGGTGACAACGATCATACTCAGTATGTCCTGTACACAGGAGCGACCAGCGATGTTGATTTAGGTTCCCACACCTTAACCACTACCAACACAGTAGTAGCCAGCAACCTGCCTACGCCTACTGTCACCGCTAAGGTACTCACCTCAACAGGTGCG